AATGTATTCACACAGGGGATGACTAAAGCTGAAGATATTGGTGTTACCATGACCAAAAAAATTAAAAGAATCGGATGTTCTACACTAAAAGAGATATTGGAGGAGAACCGATTAAATTTGATTGACAGAAGCACGATTACCGAGCTTATGACTTTCATAAATAAAGGGATGTCTTTTGAAGCAGATAGAGGATATCACGATGATATGGTTATGAATTGCGTATTATTTTCTTGGTTTATTACAACTGATTATTTTACTCACCTCACAAACCATCAAGTTAAGAATCTCTTATACTCAGAACAACAAAGAGTCATTGAAGATGATATGTTGCCAGCTGGAATATTTGGGGGTGACCCATATATAGAGGAAAGCTTTGTAGATGAGGGTGGGGAGGGGTTTTTGGAAGTGTTAAGGATGAAAACGAAAGTTTTGTCGACACTGAAGGAGATAGGTGGTTTATATCGTCCTAAATACAAGGTTCGTTAAGATTAATAAAGTTATAAATATATCAAGTAAAACAAAACTTTTTACATTAACAGGAGAAAAGTATGGCATTTCAAGTATCACCAGGCGTACAGGTCAAGGAAGTTGACCTTACAAATGTTGTGCCCGCAGTATCATCTACAGTAGGTGCGTACGCTGGTTCATTTCAATGGGGCCCTGTTGATGAAGTAGTAACAGTTTCAGACTCAAACGGTTTAATAGAATCTTTCTTCACACCTGCTAACACAGATGCTGGTGCAGAAGATTTCTATACTGCTGAGTCATTTCTGAAATATGGTTCATCACTAAGAGTAGTTAGGATTAATACCACAGGTATGTCTAACGCAAACGCTGCCAATGCGGCAAGTAAACTTCTGAAAGGTTCAGAAGACTATGCATCAACATATGAAGGTGGTGCAGGCGGTGTTGGTTCATTTATTGCTAGGTGCCCAGGCGCTTTAGGTAATAATATAGACGTACACGTATGTGCAACAAGTGACGCATATTTCAAAGGTTCTGCATCATTAGTCAATGACACTGATGGCGCTGACGTAGGTGACACTACAGTAACCGTAGATACTGGGACTAATTTCCTAGTAAGAGACATTATTACTTTCTCAGGTCACGCAACACAATACCGAGTTACTGCAATCAACGGAGCAGTTCTAACTATCGAATCAATCGGACAACCAGTTAAAGGTGGTCTAACAGTTGCAGTCGCAGACGATGTTGCAATCGATAGATATTGGGAACACTACGCTTTATTTGATAAAGCACCAGGCTCATCAAGTGCTGCCGTTAACGGTGGTATTGCAAATGATGAGATGCACGTAGTTGTTGTCGACAGAACAGGCGTAATCACAGGAACACCACAGACAGTATTAGAAACATACGGTTTCGTGTCTAAGTGTTCAGATGCTAAAGATTCAGGCGGTCAATTAAACTACTACAGAAACGTAATCTCACAAAAATCAGATTGGATTTGGTGGTCAGGTCACGGAACTTCACACGCAGCTGCAAGTACACACTACACTATTGCAGATATTGCTGGTGGTTCTGCTTTCCCAACACCTGCTTTACCAGTAAAATCAGTTCTTTCAAACGGAAGTGATGGTAATTTACCTACTGCAGGACAGAAGAGTGCTGCTTACACTGATAACTTCAGTGATGCAGATTCAGTAGACGTTTCATTCATGATAGTGGGTTCAACAAGAACACAAGGTGCAGATTCAGTTGCAGACCATAACACAATCGTCAATCAGTTAATTCTTGATTGTGAATTAAGAAAAGATTGTATGGTTATTGCATCACCTAGAAGAACTTCAGTAGTTAACGTTTCTTCAGAATCATTACAAACAACTAACGTTCTTGCTGATTTCGCTTCAGTAACATCTTCATCATATGCTTCATTCGACAGTGGATGGGTATACCAGTATGATAGATTCAACGACAGATATGTATGGGTGCCAGGCAACGGACATACAACAGGTATTATGGTAAGGTCAGACTTACTAAGAGACCCATGGTTCTCACCTGCTGGATTCTCAAGAGGTCAATACTTAGGTATTACTAAACTTGCTTACAACCCTAAAAAGGCATCTAGAGATGACCTTTATAGACAAAGAGTTAACCCGATTGTAACTTTTGCTGGTCAAGGAACCGTATTATTCGGTGACAAAACTGCTTTAAGTTCACCTTCCGCATTCGATAGAATCAACGTAAGAAGATTGTTTATCGTATTGGAAAAGGCAATCGCAATTGCTGCTAAGTCTCAGTTGTTCGAATTCAACGATGCATTTACACGTGCTCAGTTTAGGGCTGCGGTAGAACCATTCTTAAGAGACGTTAAAAATAGACGTGGTCTAACAGACTTCTCAGTAGTTTGTGACGAATCAAATAACACAGACACAGTAATTGACAGAAATGAATTTGTATGTTCTATATTTGTCAAACCTGCTAGGTCGATTAACTTTATTACTCTCAACTTTGTTGCTGCCAGAAGTGGTGTCGACTTTGAAGAGATTTACAGTGCAGTTTAATAGGAGTATATAAATGGCAACAATAGACCAATTTAAAGCAAACCTAATCGGCGGTGGCCCAAGAGCTAACCGATTTAGAGTGTTTGTACCTCGTGCTGGTCAGAGATTAGAATTCTTATGTACCGCAACTAAGATACCTGAGAGTACAATTAATACTATTAGTGTACCTTTCAGAGGTCAACAACTGAAACTTGCTGGTGATAGAACATTCGCTGACTGGTCAATTACGGTTATCAATGACCTAGACTTTTCAACAAGAACTGCTCTCGAAGCATGGTCAAATGACATTGCATCTTTATCAACAACAGAAGCTGCAACTGATACAGACTACTTGCTATCACGTGCATTTGTAGAACAATTACACAAAGATGACTCCGTCCTTGCGAGATATGAATTCTTCAACATGTTCCCAACATCAATCGGTGAGATTGCGCTATCAAGTGCAGAAGCATCTGAAGTTGAGACATTTGAGGTAGGATTCACTTATTCTCACTGGGAAAGAGTTCTTTAATAGAACAGTGAAAAACTACCACATATTGGTGGTATAAATATTAGTATGGATATATTTGGGTTTGAAATTACTCGTAAGAAAGACGAGTTAAGAGTCAAAGAGGCACCAAACGCTAAGTCGTTTGTACCTTCTCTAGAGGATGACGGTACCCCCGTCATTCAACAACAGAGTGGGTTCATTTCAGGCGGAGCTTATGGTGCTTATGTTGACATGGAAGGCGGCATTAAGAATGAGGCAGAACTCATTCGAAGATATCGTGAAACATCTTTGGTGCCAGAATGTGATTCTGCAATCGAAGATATTATTAATGAGTGTATCACGTCTGATAGTTCAGATAGAATCGTGACGCTCGACCTCAGAGATGTGAAACTCTCTGATAGCATCAAGAAAAAGGTGCAAGACGAGTTTAGTCACATCTTATCTCTAATGAAGTTCAATCAGAACTCTCATGAATTATTCAGAAAATGGTACGTAGATGGAAGAATATACTTCCATAAAGTCGTTGATAGCAAGAGACCCAAACTTGGTATCGTTGACGTAAGAAATGTTGACCCTCTTAAAATTAAGAAGGTTAGAAACATAGAAAAAGAAAAGGACAAGAAGACAGGAATAGACCAAGTCAAGAAAATTGAGGAGTTCTATGTCTTCAACGATAAGGGTTTTGATAAATCCTCATCACAAGAAGGACATGTTGTAAAGATTGCACCTGAAGCAGTGACATACACTACTTCGGGATTATTAGATTACACTAAGAATGTTGTAATCGGTTATTTGCATAAAGCATTGAAGACTGCAAATCAGTTATCAATGATGGAGGATGCACTTGTTATATACCGTATATCAAGGGCTCCCGAGAGAAGAATATTCTACATTGACGTAGGTAACCTTCCTAAAGCAAAAGCAGAACAGTATTTGTCTGAGGTAATGAACAAGTATAAAAATAAACTTGTTTATAATGCAGACACTGGTGAAATCAAAGATGACAGAAAACATATGAGTATGTTGGAGGATTTTTGGTTACCAAGAAGAGAGGGTGGAAGAGGAACAGAAATTAGTACACTTCCTGGCGGTCAGAACCTTGCTGACATAGATGATATAGAATACTTCAAGAAGAAACTATATCAGTCACTAAACGTACCGTCAACTAGAATGGAAGCAGATAACGGATTCAATATGGGTCGTGCTTCAGAAATTTCTAGAGATGAACTTAAGTTTAATAAGTTTACAAACAGATTGCAGAAGAAATTTGCTAGAGTGTTTGTAGATATGTTGAGAACTCAATTAGTTCTCAAAGAAATAATGACAGTGGAAGAGTTCGATAAGAACAGAGACTTTCTACAATTTGATTTTGCAACGGACAACCACTTTACAGAGTTGAAAGATGCAGAGATTATAAGAGAAAGACTTGATACACTAAGTCAGGCTTCAGAGTATGTTGGTAAGTATTACTCAGACGAATATGTCAGAAAGTATATACTAAGACAAACTGAAGAAGATATAAAGGTCATTGATGCTCAAATCAAATCCGAAGGTGGAAGTGATGACGGCGGAGATGATGAAGATAATTTTGGAGGCTTTTAATAAATGAGCGAAATAGCGAAAACAATCGTAGACCAAATACAAGATGGTCAGTTACAGGATGCAAAGGATTCTATCAATGATGGAATCAAACAAAAAGCTGCAGAAGTTGTGGACATGAAACGTGTAGAGATGCAAGTTGATTGGATGTCACAACCACAGGAAGGTTAGTATGAAAACCTTTTCATCAATCTCTAGCGAGTTGAGGGAAGCGAAGTACACCATTCCTGCTGGATTCTTTCCTATGAGAAGGAATACATTGAGATTTTGTGGAGAGTCAGTTGATGTGGCATTTGTTGTCAGAAAAGGACTCACACATATAGTTTTAAACGGCAACGTCTTAGAGGAGTCCTACGAAGACCTCAAGGTGGCTGAGAGAGAATTTAAACTTATCCGACATATGATGGAAGAGATGGTGAAAGAGGATATACCTTTTGGAGAAATTATAAATGAAATTAATATCAGAGTTTAATGATTACAGTGTAACCCCTGTTATTATAGAACAGAACGAGAAGGGTGAGAAAGAATACTTTATTGAAGGTATTTTTATGCAATCTGAAATCAAAAACAGAAATGGTAGAGTATATCCTAAAGAGGTAATGGAAAAAGAAGTTAACCGTTACGTTAAGGAATTTGTTGAAAAGGATAGGGCATTCGGTGAGTTAGGACATCCCGAAGGGCCAACAATTAATTTAGATAAAGTGTCACACATGATTACATCTTTAGAAGAAGATGGAAATAATTACGTGGGACGTGCAAAGATTTTAAGTACACCAAACGGTCAGATAGTAAGAAGTCTTATCAGTGACGGTGCTAAGTTGGGTGTTTCATCAAGAGGTTTGGGTTCGCTCGAACAGAGGGGTGGCGCTCAATACGTAAAAGACGATTTCCAACTTGCAACGGCAGGTGATATCGTTGCAGACCCATCCGCTCCCGAAGCTTTCGTTGAAGGTATTTATGAAGGGAGAGAATGGGTAATGGAGAATGGTATATTGAAGGCGGTAGATATGGAAAGGATGCAAAATGAGTTAAAGACTGCATCCCTAAATAATCTTGAAGAAACCAAACTTAATCTATGGAAAAAGTTTGTTAAAAACCTATAATATATAAATAAAAAAGTAAACTCAAACAGGAGATAAACATGGCAGAGTTAGAAAATAACCTAGAAACAGTATTAGAGGCAGGTCAGCCTGACGCTAAAGCTGAGAAGGGAGATTCAAAACCAGTCAAACAAGGTTCATCTGATGCTGAGACTATTGGTCAAGGCAAAGTTGAAGTCGTTAAACCTGAAGAAAATCCTGTTGACAAAGCAGTTGACTCAGTAAAGAAGGCAGAAAATGTTAAGGCAGTCAGTGGTGACGCCCCACAAAAGAATGCTAGTAAATCTGAAAGTCAACCTAAATTGCAAAAAGTTAAAGAAGAAGAAGAGTCAGAAGAGTCTACTCCTTCTAAAATGGAATCAATAAAAGCTATCGTCAACACTATGAAGGAAATGACAAAGGAAGAACTTCAATCAGTCTGTAGTGGATTGACAGAAGAAGAAGTTGACGAAAGTTTGACAAAAGCAGAACAAGCAAGAAAGATTGTTGATACTTTAAAAGGTATGGACGAAGAGTCGGTCGCTGAAATGTATGGCAAGATGAAGAAAGAAAAAGTAGAAGAAGAAGTCGCTGAAACAAATGTTGAAGTTGATGAAGAAGTTTCTGCTGAACTAGAGTCTTCACTCGTTGAAATTGAAATAGATGACGACCTATCCGCAATTTCAGAAGCGCTAGAACTTTCTGAAGAAAATGCTGAAAAGGCAAAGACTATCTTTAAGGCTGCTGTAACTTCAAAAGTTGCAGAAATTAAAGAATCACTTGAGTCACAGTACTCAGAAGAATTACAAACCACAGTAGAAAAAGTTAAAGGTGACCTTGCGGAATCCGTAGACAAGTATCTAACATATGTTGCAGAAGAGTGGACGAAAGAAAATGAACTTGCAATTGAACGTGGTTTGAGGTCGGAAATGACTGAAAACTTTATTGAAGGTATGAAAACATTGTTCGTAGAACATTATGTTGACGTTCCTGAAGATAAGTATGATGTTATTGATGAACTCGCAAATCGTCTCGATGAGATGGAACAAAAACTTGACGGTGAAGTAAATAGAAATATGGATGTCACTGAAGAGTTGGATACACTCAAAAGAGCAAACGTGATAAGAGAGGCCTGCGAAGACCTATCCGAATCACAAAAAGAGAAACTAGTTTCACTTGCAGAAGGAGTAGACTTTAAGACTGAAGAAGATTTCGCTGAGAAAGTTTCAGAAGTTAAGAATGCATACTTCCCTGTAGATGGTGAAAAACTAGTTGAAGATACAGTTGTTGAAGAAGGTACTGGTTTTATCTCTGAGGAATCAGACGAACCAAGACTTGCACCTGAAATCGCAACATATGCTAACGCATTATCTAAACTAAAACCATTAGGTTAATTTAAAGGAAAATAAAAATGTTTCAATCAGAAAACTTACAAGAAAAGTGGGCGCCAATTCTAGAGCACAGCGATTTACCAAAAATCGATGACAACTACAAGAAAGCGGTTACTGCAGTAATTCTTGAAAACCAAGAAAGGGCTCTTAAAGAAGATAGAGCAACTCTTGAAGAAGCTGCACCTTTAAATGCTACTGGGGCACCTATTTCTAACTGGGATCCGATTTTGATTTCATTAGTAAGACGTGCTATGCCAAATCTCGTTGCTTACGACATTTGTGGCGTTCAACCAATGACTGGCCCAACTGGATTGATTTTTGCTATGAAAGCAAGATATCATGACGATGTGGACGCTGTTAGAACTGCAGAATCAGAGGCGCTTCATAACGAAGCAAGAACTGGTTACTCAGGAACAAATCAAACAGACTCTACTTCAGTTGGAACAGACCATTCAGGCGACCCTTTCAACAGTTCTTATGCCTCACAAACTACAGGCGGAATGAATACAGCTAGTGCAGAAGCACTAGGTGACGCTTCCAACAATCAGTTTGCTGAAATGTCATTTACTATTGAGAAGGCTACTGTAACTGCCAAATCCAGAGCATTAAAAGCTGAATATACACTAGAACTTGCACAAGACCTTAAAGCAATTCATGGTCTTGACGCTGAGTCAGAACTCGCTAACATTCTATCATCTGAAATCCTTGCTGAAATCAACAGGGAAGTAATCAGAAGCGTAAACAACCAAGCAAAAACTGGTGCTCAAGGCACTGCTTCTGCTGGTACTTTCAACTTAGATGTTGACGCTAACGGTAGATGGTCAGTTGAGAAGTTCAAAGGTCTATTGTTCCAAATCGAAAGAGAATCAAACTTCATCGCTAAAGATACAAGAAGAGGAAAAGGTAACTTTATCCTTTGTTCATCTGATGTTGCTTCTGCTCTTTCAATGGCAGGTGTATTAGATTACACTCCTGCTTTATCAACAAACTTGTCTGTAGACGATACTGGTAATACTTTTGCTGGTGTTCTAAACGGAAGAGTTAAAGTCTATATCGACCCTTATGCAAGTGCCGATTACATGACTGTTGGTTACAGAGGTTCAAATCCTTATGACGCTGGTATGTTCTATTGCCCATACGTTCCATTACAAATGGTACGTGCTGTTGGTGAGAACACATTCCAACCAAAAATCGGATTTAAGACAAGATACGGTATGGTTTCAAACCCATTCGTTGACACAGGTAACGTTCAAGACCGTGACGGTCTTGCTAGTGCTGGTCTTAACCAATACTACAGAAAAATGGCTGTTTCTAACATCCTATAAATCTGAAGTAATTGATTTTAAAAGGTCTCTTCGGAGACCTTTTTTTTTACCTAAATATAAGTATGGAAAATAAATATTATAAAGATGTGAAGGTTTTGGAAGGCCCATGGGCAAAAGGAATCTTTGAAGACGGTGTTGAAAAAACACATCAAATACTCGCTAGACGAGTCGTGACGACATTCATATCAGATGGATATCTGTGTGAAGAAGAAAAGACTAGAACCTACAGAGATAATGGTGACTACCATGATACTACTGTTAACAAGAGGGTGATGAAGATAGATGATTGATATTAACAAATCAATATTAAACAAAAATAATTTTCGATTACTAATAGAGAAAGTTCCCACTGTTGAATACTATGTTCAGAGTGTTAGCATTCCTAGTTTATCGTTTGTTGAAGTAAGTGTACCAACAAGGATTGGTGTTAATGCTTTCTTCCCAGGCGATAAGGTTGAGTTTGGTAATCTAAGTGTATCATTTATTGTGGACGAAGATGTGTCTAACTATAAAGAGATATATGATTGGATGGATAGTATCATTCCTATATCAGACACAACAGACTTCAGTACACTAACTGGTACTGAGAGAACTAATCTAGGTCAATTGGCAGATATCAATGATGACCTTCAACAATACTCACAGATTACACTAGTCACTAACACTAACAAAAACATCCCTAACAGATTTTTTAAATTCTATGATGCATTCCCTATATCGTTGAGCGGTATAGACTTACAAAGTGGTTCAGATGCTGAACCTGCTATATGTACAGTAGAGTTTAGGTTTACACATTTCGATATAGAAACCACTAGTTAATATCACCTTT